ATTATCCTATCATTTATACCATTTATTCTTGCTAATCTATTTAAAACTTTTTCTATAATTTGTTGTTGTGGAATAACATAATCAATTTCAAACTCTTGCATTGACTGTACTCTATCTCCGTTATTATCACCAAGTTTTCCAGCCTGCATAATACCAAATAATTCAGGATTATTAACCCTATGTGAGTGCATTATACCTTTTTCAATTATATTATCTAATGTGATAAATCTTTTATCACTTTCATTTTCTTTTATAGGAGTTATTGTAGGAGCCATTTCATTTTCTTGAAAACTTATAATCACTTCACCTGTATTAATTGCTCCTTGGAATTGTGCTTTAAGTCTCGCTGTTAATGTATCCATTTCCTCATCACTCATATTGTTGCCGATGGGCCAGTTTAAATGGAATGAAGGGTGGAAAGAGTTGTTTATAGATGCTAAATGGTATTGGCTTATTTTCAATTCTAATTCCATCCAAAATATACCAGGTAAATAATCTGGTTGCGCATAGTATTCCGTTCCAGCTCTATGTCCTTTAACATATAAAATCTGTGATGCTTTCTTTCTATCTATTGTGGAAAAGCCAGGATATAAAACTGGTGGGTATTTTCTTGTATTTTCAAAACCATCTGATACATAATAATTCTCCACTTGTGGGTAGCCTTTCTCTGCGTCCGGTATTTGTATTCTTATTTTAGCCGGGTCCATATAATTTATCTCCGAGATTTTTGTTCTATCTTTACTCCATACTATATTAAGAGCAAAGCCACCGAATAATTCTAAATCATATGCTATCTTTGCCAAGATTTCTTCCATATCAAACTCATTCTTGGAGTTGGCAAGAAACATCATAGTGTCTGTCTGTAAATTAGTGGTTACAAATCCTCTACCACCTATAAGCATTGCCTTTTTCTTTAAAATTGCTGCGTGTCTTGCTGATTTTGCTATCAAAGATGTTAAATAATATGGGAATTGATTATCTTGTCCATATTCTATCCAATCTTTTAACTTATTTTCCTTTTCTATAAATTGAGGTATATCTACTTTTGCGAAGTCCTCATTCTTTATTTTAAGTATATTCCTATTCATATTATATTTTTAATTTATTGTTGGATTGAAAACTGGTATTGCTTGTATTGCGTTGCTCGCTATCGTTGAATGAGCCACTGAATATGATAAACCACATACTAAAATCCCTGTCTCTACTATTCCAACAGCATTTGATATATTTAAATCATATTCATTATTCATTTCATATACCGTATATTCATATTCACCTTCGGTAAGTGGTATTATACCAGATGTTAAACCAACCGACGCCGTTGCTATAGTGATTACATATTTATTCCAATAATAAGGCGAAGTTGATATATCATCACCAGTAAAAATAATTGTATTATTGGTGCCTTTACCAAATAAACTCCAAGTAAAATAAGGATTTACCTTATTTTGTGCCATTTCATATAAAGTAGCCGTTACAATTGACGTTCCTGTTGATGATACTATTAACATTTATACTATATATTAATTTTTTTAATTCATATTTATACTAATGTAAAAACCCGCCTCCCATCATAAAGGGAAAGACGGGTTTTTAACCACAATTGATTATATATAATTAGAATAATCTTTAAGAAACACCTAAAGTTGCCAAAGCCGCTGAAGAAACTTGTCTTATAGGTTCTTGATCTTTTGCTTCAAAGGTTATAACCGCTCCGTTTAAGTCGCCGTATGCCTTTCCTAAACTTGGAGTTGACGAAACAACGTTCGCTCCGTTTAGTCTTCCTATTAACCACCAGTTGCCTGTCTGATCTAAAACCAAAACTCTCCATCTACCTTTACCTAAAACACTTATTTCTTCTACAAGAGCCTGGTTTAATCCAAATACCGTAATCTCTAAAGTCTGTGTATAGAAAGCGGTGCCGTTATCTGTTGAAAAATTACCAGCTTCTACCAAAGATGCTGTCTCTATTTGAGCATCAAACTTATAGAATGAGCCAGTTGAACCGGTAAATCCTACGATAGTGTTAAAAGATGAGGTTGAGCCTGGTGCTGAATTGTCTAATATATATTGTAATCCCGAGTTGTAAGAGCCAATCCAAAGGTATTGAATACCAGCTATACTTCTACAAGGGTTTGAGTATCCATATGTTATTGCGCAAGCCATATTTTTTTAATTTAATTTTTTATTTATCTTTAAGTTGGCATTGGTAATATGAAAAAATATGTCCAATGCCAACTCTTATAATTTTTTATCCTTTGTAGTATACTACATATTGAGGGAAAGCAATTGCTGTTCCTAATCTAAACAAAGATCTAAATCTAATAGAGTTTAAATCTTTGGAATCCCATATATCAAAAGTATCAAAATCAGATTCCAAGTCGCAACCATACCACAAGTTAGATGGTTCGGTTAAGATTATATCATTTCTACCAACCAATCCGGAAGTAGCCATAACAGTAATCTCACCAGCGTAAGGCCATTTAAACTTATAGCTGTCTTCACCTACTGCTGTAAAGAAGAAGTTGTTTTTGTCTATGATAGCATTCTTCAAAGTATTATAGTTGTTAACACTCATAAAGGCTACCAAGTCCTTATCAGCGATGTCCTGTGGAATTACAGAAACCATATACTTTAATATATCAACAGCATATCCTGGTACGAGTGCTCCTGAATAAGTTCCGTTACCAGATACAACTGATGCTGTACCTTGTCCATAGTTTAATTGATACAATAAACCATTTGTTTGAACCATATTAGTATCAGTTGAAAAAGTTCCGGAGCCAGTGTTATTTGACTGCCAAATCATTTTTTCTACCATATTCATAATTTGCTTTTGCTTATCTGCTATGTAAGCGGCTGCGAAAATAGGTGGAGTTAAGTCCTCTACTTTAACGCCTTTTCTCATAGTTACACCAGTATAGTATTTAGCCAAAGTACCTGAACCTAAATAACAGATGTCTTCTTGTACCATACAATCGTTAACCGTGATGTTTTGTTGGCTCAAAGTAATTGAACCTGTACCTGCTTGAAGTCCGCAAGCTGCTGCTGTTAAAACAAGTTGAGGTGTTAAAACGTTGATAGTTTGAGTGCCTTTAACGCCAGTAGCCACCGATATAACTGCCGCTGTTCTTGCTTCAAATATAGGTTGGGTTAAGATTTCCTTGGCTGTTAGCTCGTCTCTATAAGCGACTAATCCACTTAATAAAGTCGCATTATTTATAAATTGTCCTGCCATATTATTTTATTTTTTATTTTTTATTTTTTATTTATTAAATCTTGATAGATTTTCAAATGCTCTCTAAACTCTTGTAAGCCAGCATTTTTAGGGTCATATGTATTTGAAGCTCTCTTTCTTGTTTTGATTGGCTTATCACCATTCTCATTTGATAAAAAGTTTATCTTATTCATCATCTGCTCATTCACTTCTCCTTGTGATTGTCCTAATTTATTTAATATATTTAATATATTTTCAATTTGTTTTTCTAAATCCGAAAGTCTTGCTGCTATGTCGTTATGTGCTTTGTCTCCGGCTTCTGCTTGTTGATCATCTGGCATTCCAGTATCACTCATTTCTTGCTCGCCATCACCATCACCATCACCATCACCTTCACCATCATCTTCAGGCATCTCATCATCTCCAGATGATATGTTTTCAATTTTATTTCCTTTTAGAGTAATTGTCCTACCATCGGTTAAAACATATTCTCCATCATCTAAAGGTGTTTGGTTGCCTTGATCGTCAATTGCGTAAACTTCCGACCCTATTTCTAAATCAGCCGAAGGTGAAGTTATCTTTGTGCCATCTGTTAAGTCAAAATTGCCAAAGCCTTCTTCTTTCAATTCATTTGAAAACTTCATTAAAGATTTTAGATTTTCTTTAATCTTTTTTAATGTGTCTGCTTTATTCATATATTAATTTTATTTTCATTTTATAAGTATAAAACCTAAACTTTTGCTTAATTAAGATTTTATACTTTGGTATTATTTTGTATAATATGTTACAACACCAGCATAATTTACTAATTGAGCCGCATAATGTATATTATTTAACTCTAAACTATAAAAATTAGGAAAACTTGGTGCCAATTGTGTTTTTAAGTTAGCATCTTTGTATATAAATGTGCCTTCTCCTAACGTAGGATTATTTAAATATACTTTAATTGGTAGGCTATCAATGCTTAAAGCCAAATCTTTTGTATTATAGGTTACATAAGTATTCCCACCATATATAGTTGCTTGATAAGATTTAACCCTTGTTGTTTTGCTGGTTGTGCTTGTGGTTGTAGTTGATACAACAATCTTCTTTTTTCCAAAAATAGAAGATATAAACTTTAATAATTGATTTATCATATCTTTTTTGTTTCTTTTATTGTTTTATTTTTATTATAAACTAAAAAAGTCTCACAATTACAATTCGCTTCAATCATTTCATTCTCTAAAAGTTTATCATCAAAATGTAATTGTATTCCCATTTTATTTATTGTTTTATATTTTAATTCTCTATTAGTAAATATAACTTTGTTTTTTGGTATTCCAAGTTTTTCAGCTACTTGTAAAGGCTCTAAATTATGTTTTGGCTCTCTGGTTGTTACTATATATACATCATTTCCGTTTTCTATATATTTTTTTGCCAATTCCTGTACCCATTCATATTCTATTGTTTTGTCAAAGTCAAATGAAACTTTTTTTTTTCAAATGTGTCATTCAAAATCTCATTTAATTCATTCTCGCTTAATCCATCTATGAATGAAAACAAATGCTCTAAACTTGAGTATTTACTTGGTGTTTGTCCCATCAATCCTTCAACCGAAAATGAGTATCTACCACCTTCTTTAACATAAGTATTCCATTGCTCTTCATCATCTATCTTTATTTCAATAAACCAAGAGCCTTTTGGTAAATCAAATCCATATAATTTTGATTTATCATAATAAGAATCCTCCACAATCCAATTTGATAAGATATAAGCATCTAACATCTGGTTTGAATGATCTATATTAATTGATTTATTATTGTTAAACTTGTTAAACTTTGATACCATTTGTCTTATTGTCTCTTCGGAAAAGAAAACAAAGTATAAATCACCATCATCATCTTTTCTGGCTATCTTTTTATTCGGTATAAGAGCCGGTCCAACTACCATTTGTCTATCTGGAAGGTTGTTAAACTCATAATTATGTAATTCTTTTTTAGAAAAAAACATACCCTGTACATCAATTGCCGGGTCTTCCACTAATGAAACAAATCTAATTCCTGTATTATCATCATCACCTATCATTATCTCATAAACAGGTGCTTCACTATCTTTGAATAATTTTTTTGCCATATTTTTATTTATTTTTTTATTAACTACCTTGTACGCTCACTCTTTTAATGTTTTGAGCTATATTTTGTTGTCTTGTTATATCTTGTTGTGTTACAATTACCTTTGTAGGTTGATTGTTTATTTTACTTGTGTCGGTTATCTTTTGTCCACCTATACCGAATAATTGTGGTGCCGAAAATTCTGCTGGTTGTGCTGGCTGCGCTGTTGATTGCCCCTTTGATCCACCACCACTATCACCACCAGGTATTTTGGTTGCTATTATTTTAGCCACATTCGCTAAACCTAAAATAGTAGGTGGTATTGCCGCTGCTGGATTACCACTTTTTGCCATTGCTTTTGTAGCCGCTTCAAAAGTATTAATATAAGTAGTAGCAATTGCCAAAGCCTTCTCGGCAATTGCTATCTCCTTATTTTTCTTCCCAAAAGCCGATAAAACCGTCTCTATCTCTTCAATGGTTTTTAATTTACTATCACTCCATTTTTGATTAATCTCTATTCTTTTATCAGTCAATTTTTGATCATTATCGGCTACTTCTAAATTATAATTTTTATCCAATTCAGCGGTGGATTTACCTTGAGCTTCTAATAATTTATATTGTTTATCATAAGCCTCTTTAAGTAATTTAGCCCTATCATCGTGGTATTTTTGTGCCGCATCTAATAAATTACTATAACTATTCTTTCCAAGTTTAACTTCATTCTCTATTAAACTCATTTTTTCTTTATCTTCCGATAAAGCCGCATCTATTCTTTTTTGTGCTTCCTCTTGCTCTGCTTTTGTCCTTTCTTCATCAAGTTTTTTAACATCATCATTATGTTTAGCCTTCAATAAGTCTATCTTGGCTTGGCTTACACCTTCTTGCTTTAATTCATATTCAAGCTCATCATCAAGTTTTTTCTTTTCAGCCACATATTTCTTATCAAGATTTTTTCCAGCCTCTATAATTGCTACTTCATCTAAATCTATCTTATCTTCATATTCTTTTTTAGATATATTTATTATAGTTTGTGATAATTTACCTTCTAATTCAACTCTTTTCTTGGCATATTCACCATCACTCATACCAAGTTGTTTATAATGACTATCTAAAAACTTTAATTCCTCTTGTAAATTATCTCTTTCACTTTCATAATATGCTTGGCTGTCTTTTAATTCATCATTTAAAGATTGTAAATGAGCCGCTTCCATCTCATCTTGATCGGTTTTAGTTTTTTTCTTTAATTCTTCTAATGCTTTTCTTTCATCCGCATTCTGTTTATTCTTATCAGCCGTGCTTTTCTTATTTAATTTCGTCTCGGCTCTACTTATCTTTAATTTATCTTGAAAACCTTTTTCTTGTAAATTATTTAATTCAATTTGTGCCTGTTGCGCATCTTTTACAACCTGTTTATCCTCACCATAGAATTGTTTTTTCTTATTATAAAAATCAACTATTCCTTGTTGGTTTTTTAAAACTCTTTCATTATAATCCTTCTCTGCTTTTTCAGCCTCCGCTGTTGCTGATTTATCTCCTTGTTGTGCTTTTAATTTTAATTTAGCCAACTTAACTCTTAAATCACTTTCATCAACTAATAATTTATCTTTTTCCTCTTGTAGTTTTTTAAATCTCTTTCCTTCCGCTTCAGCATCATACTGGTCCTTTTTGGCTTGATCTTTATTCTTTGCTTTTATAGCATTTACTCCATCTTGGTATCCCTTTTCAAAAGTCTCACCTATATCTCTACCTGCTTTTGCTGCTTTGTCTAAACCTTCTTTTATTTTTGCCGGGTCAAGTGTTATTATTCCATAAATTGCCTCGCCTATACCAGCCAAAATGTCTATAACATCTTTTCCTACTTTACTCCAATTCTTAAAAACAGATATGACGCCTTCAACAATTCCTCTAAACGTTTCGGATTTTTCATAAGCCGCTACAACTATCGCCACCAAAGCTGTTATGACTACTATAACGGCTCCAATTGGATTAGCATCCATCACAGCATTTAATATACCTTGTGCCACACTCATCGCTGTTATAGAGCCAGTAGCCGTATCTGTTATGGTTGCCATAATAGCCGTTGCCACACCTTGCGCTTTTGTTAACGTTGATAAAATAACGGATTTTATTGCTGCTGCTTCCATTACAGCTGTATAAACACCATAGGCTGCTGCCCCTGATAAAACAACAACCGTTAAATCTTTTAATAAATCACTATTATTTTTAATAAACTTTATTAATTCATCAAAAGTCCCTATCAAAGTTGATAATATAGGAAGTAAAACCGATGCTACAACTTTTCCAACACCAGCCAATAATTCTTTTAAATCTTGCCATACTTCGGAAAGTTGATTGGTAAATCCAGCCAATTCAACCGCACCATCCATCGTATCACCAAAGGCTTTTATCACCACAACGGCTGCTCCCGCTATTGCCGCAAAAGTTGTTAATAAAGGATTTTCAACAAGTAAATTGAAAGCCATATTCAAGTCTCTTGTGATTGAAGTTAAGCCTTCCATTCCTGGAATAATAGTATTTGTTATTTCTCCTAATTGATTAACCGAGCCACCAGCCTTTTTTATGCTCTTTTCAGTCGCATCAATTTGTTTTTTTAAATCTTTAAAAGCCTTTGATCCAATTTCAACCGAAGCCCATTGCTTTTTTAAATCGGAAAGTCTTTTATTCAATCCATTTAAACTATTATCTAAATCCTTCGTGTCAACCTTAACCGGTATTATTACTTCATCTGCCATATATCTTATATATATTTATATATTTAATTAATTTATATTATGTTACAACATTTATACTTATTGTGCCATTAAACGAGTTGGTTAATCCTAAAATAGATG